ATATAATAAAACATTTTGGGATGCTAAAGTATTTGCACCAGATGGAATTATAAATGCTAATACATTATTAGATGATGTACTTAAACCAATAACAAAATCATTTGTTCAATATCCATTTGAAGGATTAAATAAAATTACATATGGTCTAAGACCTTCAGAGTTAGTTACATTTACAGCAGGGTCTGGACTAGGTAAGACACAAGTAATGAGAGAAGTAGTACATCACATTATAAAATCAACAGAAGATAATATAGGTTTGTTAATGTTAGAAGAAACACCAGTCATAACTTCAAAAGGTTTGATGAGTGTTGAAGCTAATCAAAGACTACACTTACCAGATGTTCATGTAAGTAAAGAAGAAATGAAAACATACTTTGATGCAACAGTAGGTACTGGTAGAGTATTTATGTTTGACCATTTTGGTTCTAACTCTATTGATAATATTGTTTCAAGAGTTAGGTTCTTAGCTAAAGGTTTAGATTGTAAGTATGTAGTGATTGACCATATAAGTATCATTGTATCTGACCAACAACATGGTGATGAGAGAAGAGCATTAGATGAAATTATGACTAGACTTAGAACACTTGTTCAAGAGACAGGAGTATCTATGATAGTTGTATCACACCTTAGAAGACCTGAAGGTAAAGGACATGAAGAGGGTGCAGCAACTTCACTATCACAGTTAAGAGGTTCGGCTAGTATAGGTCAGTTAAGTGACATGGTTATTGGACTAGAGAGAGACGCACAGAACGATGACCCTGATATTCGTAACACCACTAGGATAAGAGTATTGAAGAATAGATTCTCAGGTATTACTGGTCCTTGTTGTGATTTAAAATATGATATAGATACTGGAAGATTAACTGAGGTTAAGTCTGATGACTTTTAATAAAGTTGTATTTGATATAGAAACCACTATGACTGCTGATAAGATATGGTGTATTGTTTGTAAGCATGGCGATACTTATTATCAGTTTAAAGAAGATAGATTACATAGGTTTGCTGAACTAATAAAACAAACTGAAGAAGTTATAGGTCATAATATAATTGGATTTGATATACCAGTAGTCAATACAATTTTTGGTTACGATGTATTTGCTAATTGTAAAGTGACTGACACTTTAGTTTTATCTAGATTATTAAATCCTATGATAGAAGGTGGACACTCATTAAAAAATTGGGGTACTAAGTTAGGTCAAAACAAAATACACTTTGAACAGTTTGATTATTTCTCAGAGGATATGTTAACCTATTGTAGAAATGATGTTGAACTAACTGAAAGACTTTATAAATTTTTAATTAACAAAACAAAAGACTTTGGTATGTCAATTGAATTGGAACATAAGGTTGCACAAATAATTCAAAAGCAACATGAAAGAGGATTTAAAATTAATGTTGTTGAAGCATATGAATTACAATCTAAGTTTCAAGAAGATATGAATGACTTAACTACTAAGGTAAGACAAACTTTTCCTCCAATGAAAATAGAAGAAGAGTTTATACCTAAGTCTAATAACAAAGCAAGAGGTTATGTGAAGGGTGTTCCCTTTACTAAAGTTAAATACAAAGAATTTAATTTAGGTTCAAGGCAACAGATTGCTGAACGATTGATGTTACTTGGGTGGAAGCCTAAGAAGAAAACAGATAAAGGTCATGTGATTGTTGATGAGAAAGTATTATCTGAGATACATAATATTCCTGAAGCTAAATTAATAAATAGATTCTTAATGCTACAGAAAAGAATTGCTCAAGTTAATTCTTGGATTGAAGGTATTAAGGAAGATGGTAGAGTACATGGTAAAGTAATAACCAATGGTACAATTACAGGGAGGATGAGCCACCAGTCGCCCAACATGGCTCAGATTCCTGCTGTGTACTCTCCTTATGGTAAAGAATGTAGGGCATTATGGACAGTAAACAAAGGTTATAAACTAGTAGGTGTGGATGCGTCTGGACTTGAGTTAAGGATGTTAGCACACTACATGAATGATAAGGATTATATATATGAAGTCGTTAATGGAGATATACACAGAGCAAATCAAGCTGCTGCTGGTCTGGAATCAAGAGATAAGGCGAAGACTTTTATCTACGCATTTATCTATGGAGCAGGTTCAGCAAAAATCGGAAGTATCATTGGAGGTTCGACAGCAGATGGTGAAAGAGCTAAAGAAAAATTTCTTAGAGCAACACCAAGTCTTAGAAGCTTACGAGAAAAAGTGGAACGAGTGGCTCAACGAAGATGGGTCAGAGGACTCGACCAAAGAAAAATAATAATAAGACATCCTCATGCAGCATTGAATACTTTGTTGCAAGGAGCAGGTGCTATTGTTATGAAGTATGCGTTGACATTGCTAGAACAATATGTTATAAATAAACAAATCAAAGCATTTCCAGTTGTAAATGTACACGATGAATTTCAATACGAGGTTGAAGAAAGTAGAGCCGAAGAGTTTGGAAGACTAGCAGTACAATCAATTATAGATGCAGGTAAAAAACTAAATATAAGGTGTCCACTAAATGGAGAATATAAAATTGGGAACAACTGGTCAGAAACACATTAGTACTATAGCAACAGATATTAAACAATTAATATCTGATATATCTACTGGTAAACCTGCCAACATGACAGAGGAAAACTTAAATGTTTTTTTGAATAATATTAAAGAAGCTATTCTAGCTTGGAATACTTCTCAAGTAAAAGCAGAAAAGTATGAAGGTAAACTTAGGATGTCTTCTATTGGTAAACCTGCAAGACAACTATGGTATGATAAGCATAGTCCTAAAGATAGAAAAGATGAAGACTCAGGATTAAATTTAAAATTTTTATATGGTCATATCATTGAACATTTAGTTTTATATTTAGCAGAGTTAGCAGGACATAATATAAAAGACCAACAAAGAAAAGTAGAAGTGTCAGGAGTATCAGGACATATAGACAGTATAATTGATGGTGAAGTATGTGATGTTAAATCAGCTTCACCATTTAGTTTTAAAAAGTTTCAGTCAGGTGAGATAGTAGGTGATGACCCTTTCGGTTATCATGCACAATTAGCAGCATATGAAGAAGGATGTAATACAAAAGCAGGTGGCTTTCTTGTTGTTGATAAATCTTCTGGTGATATTTGTTTTTACAAACCAGATGATATGGCTAAACCAAATGTTAAATCTTTAATTAAAAATTTAAATACTGCTTTAGAACAAGACACTCCTCCAGAAAAATGTTATGAATATAAAACAGAAAAGAATGGTAACAAAACTTTAGCTACTGGTTGTATGTTTTGTCCTCATAAATGGGAATGTCACACCGATGCTAATGGTGGTAAAGGTTTAAGAGTATTTAAATATTCTAATAAGAATGTTATGTTAGCTGAGGTTGTTAAAGAACCTAATGTAGATGAAATTACAAATCAATATAAGGAACAATTAAAAAACTATGGAAAAAGAACTGATACACAAGCACCTGTTAATTAGGGCAGAGGTAAAGAAACCTTTACAAACTGAAGAAGATACAGTTGCTTGGATGAAAAACTTAATTAATAAAATAGATATGAATATATTAGCAGGACCTTATTCATCTAGAGTTACTAAGAAGGGTAACAAAGGATTAAGTGGTGTTGCTATTATAGATACTTCACACATTGGTATTCATACATGGGATGAACAACAACCTGCATTAATACAATTAGATGTTTATTCTTGTAAAGACTTTAGAAAGACAGATGTACTAGAATGTTTAGAAGAATTTGAACCTATCATAGTAGAGTATAAATACTTTGATAGGGAAACTAATTTTAAAGAGTTAACATAATGAAATGTTTTATTTGTAATGGTGATGTACTATGGGGTAATGACTTTGATGCTGAAGATGTATATGATAATGATGAATATTTATTTGTAAGTAATTACAGTTGTAAAAATTGTAATGCATCATATGAAGTTTGTCATGGAAAGAAAGAAAATGAATAGTAAAAAAATGAAACCTATAAGAAGAAAAGCAAAGCTTATACTTGTTGAATGGCTACAGTCTTTGTTATCTAAAGAAGAAGCTAGTAAGATTAATTATAAAAATGTATTTGATTTCATACCTAATCAAACTCATTACTATGATAGACAAGAACAAATTAGATTACAACCTTGGTCTTACAAATGGATAGTAAAGAAACTAAAAAGAAATTCAGAGTTGACAATAGATGATTTAAATGATATGTTACAACCAACAGAAAAACAATTAAGAAGACAGGATATTATATTATAATGCCAAGTAAAGAAATGTTTAAAGGAGTTGCTTATGATAGCTTAGATAAGCAAATTGATGGAGACCACTACAAAGGTATGAAGATACAACCTGCTCAGTTTATAAATGAGAATCAATTATTATTTGCTGAAGGTAATGCTATTAAATATATTTGTAGACATAAGCTAAAAGGAAAACAAAAAGATATAGAAAAAGCTATTCACTATTTAGAAATGATATTGGAGAGAGACTATGACTAATGAATCACAGATAACACAATTAGAAAAAAGAGCAAGAGGTTTTCGAAGAATTATCTCAGCACTAAATGATTTACCAATGTATGGTATTAATAGACACTTAGATAAAATACTTCATGTTAAAATTGATGCATTGAAAGACCATCTTAAATTAAAGATAACAAGAAACAATGATAAGTTAAATGAAATGTATACTGAAAGTGTAGATAGTTTAGCTGATGATGATGGACAACAAGGAGAAGTAGCACCTGTTGTTATAGAAGATATACATAATAAAGAAATTATTAATGACAAATAATATCGTGGGTTTAAATGGTAAAACTATTAAGCCACCTGAAAAAAAAGAAGTTTATAATTTAAGAGTTTGTTTAATTGGTTCAGACGATATAGACATCAAAAGAGTAGAAACATTTGGTGTTGCTGAAGATGGTTTCTTTATGGTGAAGTCTTTAGACAATCCTAAATTTCCTATATTCATGACTAACCCAGTAAGAATAAAAACAATTGAAACCTATAAAGAAGGTAATACTCCTATGACCAAACTTAAAGGCGAGAAAAATGATGATGATTTTCTTGTTGACTTACTGAAAGAGAAACATGAAAACCAATCGAAAACTTAAACAAAAGAAAAGAGTTAAAAGAAAAGAAGCTCACCTTATGGGTTTCAAATTAATTATAAATAATCAAGGACAATTTATTACTGAGTTATCTAAGTATCCTTTAGATAAAGTACACCTTCATTTTAAAAAAGAAAATGCTGGAGTTATTAAAGCATTACTAAAAGAATGTAATGCAAAATTTGATATGCTTACTGAAGACCTAGAGAAAATTGCTTCAGATGTTTTTCATACTTAGGATTCAACTATGTCTTTAGGTACACAACTAAATCTTACATATAACTTTGCATCATTTATTTGTTGTTTAGTTAAATCACTTCCAAATAAAATTTCATAACCATCACCCATCCCATGTTTAACACAATCATAATGTGTTTCATGTTCACTTATTACTTGTGGCATAAC